GTTTAAAAATGTGGAAAATACTTTTCTTTATGATAGGTAGAAAAGAGATGGGCACTTGGTCGGAAGGACATATTGGTATGTCTTCCTCATTCTCAAAGCATTTAATTAATTTACAAATACCCACAAACCACTGTATGTCCGCGACTCTGTTGAATAGTCGCTTAAAGACGTTAGAGCGATAACTGTCGCGCACTCTACCCTCATTATCTTTCATTAGCTTCCAAGCAGCACTGTACTCATACTTCAACACGTACGTCATGGCGTAACATGCGACCACGACGCTGACCAGCGACGAGTTGTCCAACTTGTCCTTAACTTTCAGTGCCATACCATTCACGAATTCCTTTGAGTTAAATGAGACGGCGGCCGACATTAACGTCTCGAGAGTGAATTTACCCGCACTCATCGTAAGAGCATAGTTGCACAAATTGTCCCACATAGCACGATCACACACAATTCTGATTTTCTTCATGTGATCTATTCCAGTCATTCCCTCACCGATAGTGTCATACTTCCAAGTATAAATAATTACCTTGGAATTATCACCACTATAAAACTGACGCATATTATAGCTAGTAGGAACAAAACCGTGCAACCTATGCACTTCAAACATCGCCAAAAAGTTTTTGTTGTAGACAAGTCTATAGGAGTAGTGGTGAGGACCAGTTTTCTTGTCCTCATGGGTCAGCACAAACGCTGACGCGTACTTGATGTAATTTTTATACTCGTGTACATACGATTGTTGGGTATCGTTTTTTCCGAATGTGAATTTGATCATGAGTCTTCCATCCTCGTGTTTACACTTTTCCCATTTCAAATTAGTCAGTGGATGCTCACCCTCATCATAGAGCAACACATTAGGATCAAAGTGAAATATACCCATAGCTTTATCTGCACCTGCCACAAACATCTGCTTGGCCAATTGCTTAGGGGTAATATCATAACACGAATGCACGTACATTAAGTACTTTGCTCTAATGTTGCAATCCTCAGACCTGCGACGGCACATTATGATTTCACTGGCCGCGCGGTCACTCTCACATCTGACGTGCAAATCAATCATCTTTCGGAACAAGGGTTCATCACGATATCTAACACTACCCACGTTGTTGTCAATGAAAAGTCTGTACTCTGAATACCTGGTGGCATCAAAAAGACTAAGCTGGGGACAACAGACGTGAGTCGTGAAACACAAATTCGTGATTTGTTTGATTGGGTTACCTCCAACATCTTTGATTAAACATTGGTATGGTGGGGAGGTTACCATTTCATCCACCACACCCAGCAAATCCGTCATCATTCGGACAGCGCAAGCCCTTTGGGCCGCTGCGTACTTGTGTGTGGAAAAACTAGGTTCGGCATCTTCGCAAACTACGGCGTATTGCTCAAACTCCTTTGCCAATTCATTGATCTCGATTATTGACAACGCCTGTTTTACCTTTATTCTTTTAGTTTTTCTTTTCATAGCTCTGATTGGAGCCAAGGTATCTTCGACAAACGCGTCTCTAAGCACGTTAACGACCTTTTCATCTTGACACACACGAGCAAGCATCGTTGATCCGATGTCAACTCTAGGATTCGCCGCTCTCGCAGCGTTTAATACCACCTCCAAAGCCGAGTTGTATTGACCACTCGGAAAACCATGGCTGTCACTTTCGCATCCAGAATCGGGGACTGACAGCATGCCACCCGTTTCTTTACCACTCAATGGTGGAAGAAGATTTTCATTACTAGACATTCTCAAAGCATCACAAAATTTTCAAAATTTTCACAAAATACACAAAGATTCAATAATATTCAATTAAAATTCATGAAATTCACAGAAACAAGATTACAAGATTCAATTCAAT